CGGTCACCAAAATATTACTCGCTGTTGCCATATCTAAATCAGCGGAAGCAGCCAAATCCGAAGTTGCGGCAATCGCTTTGTTTACTTCTATATGACTAAAACCTGCTTTTGAAAGAGCGAGTTGTCCTTCAGCAATTTGGTCAGCAGTATGAACTGTTGTACGACCTAGTGACAATGCTTTCTCTCTTAACGAATCAAATGCAACTCCGGTCGTCAGCGTTACAGCGCTTACTTTTGCCATCGCATCATTAAATTTCATCGATTCTTGAACTGCCATTTTCAGTCCACTAAAAACCATTCGACCGAACTTAATTGCGGCGGCACCTGCAATTAGAAATGCACCAACACCCAAAACTACTGGGTTCATCATAAACTTGCCGAAAGCGGCAACTGAATTCTTAGCACCTGCAACACCTTTCATAAGACCAATAGTGTTTGCCTTAATGTTTATCCAAAGATTGCCTAATGTTGCCATATTATTTCTCTCTCTTCTTTTCTGCAATGCCCATCATTATTGCTTTCATTTCTTCGCCACTCATTTCTTTCTTGTTTCCATGTTCACCGAAAGGCATAAAATCTGTCGGCTTAAAACTTTTAGAGTTTTTAGACCTATTGCAATTTGCAATTGTGCTTGCAATTATTCCTGCTTGCAAATCTGTTCTAAAATATCCAAATGGTTCTATAGAAAAGAAAGCAGACCATTCAGCAAGTTCCTTTGAGTCAATTCTGTTAAGTAATTCCCTGACGGTCATACCTAATTCCAAAGCGAGTTTAAAATAAAATTGCCGTTCTGGACGGCTAATTAGTTTCCCGCTAATTCCTCAGCATCTTCACCAGACAAACCGTTGAGCCTTTGGGCTACACTAAATACTAAATCTAGTGCAGAAGAACTTTTCTTGCCAAGAGCATCTACGTCTCTTGCATCAAACAAACGTGTTCCATCTTCTTTACAAATACAAAGAACACAAAGTCTTGCTCTAATATTTTTAAGATTCATTTCTTTATTCTTGCCTCTTGCAATTAAGCAAGATTGCTCAAAATCATCACGTTCCGTTCCGGTCAAAGTCCTAACGAAAACATCTCCGCCCCATTGTGGAACGGAAACATTTTCTCTTGGTAAATCGTCTGCGTTTAAAATACTCTTTTTGTCTAACATTCAGTTCTCCTTTTAGAAGGTTACTGCACCAGTGATTTTCATTCCTACACTGCATGTTAGTTTATCATCTAAAGTAGCACTTGGGGAGTATGAAGTGATGATTGCACTAAAAGTACAAGTGGTTGAATCTGACCACGCAATACTTACTGCTTTTGCGGCACCATCTAAATCTGCTTCCAAAGCAATATGACTCGCATCACCTGGGTTATAAGCGATTTCAAAAGTACAGTCGCCACCGTCTTTGATTCCGCCAATAAATGTTCTCCATGTTGAGTCTAAATCAGTTGAATCAATAGTTGCAACTGATATAGTTGCGGCGTTTATTGAAGTTACGTCACCGATTAATTGACTGTCTATTGTTATCGTTGTACCGTTTGCTGTTACTGCTCCCATTGTGGTCGCTCCTTGTTATTAACTTTCGTACCAAATTACATATTCACTATCTATCGAAGACATTCCTCTATCCATTCCAATTGGTGAGATGTCCACGTTCCCACTATCATTATAGTGGTAACAACTTTTTATTGCCACTGTCTCGCTAGTACCGACATACCCATCTAAAGCGTTTTTAACTTTTTCAGCAAGTACCTTGGCACCACTATAAGTTTCAGACCAATTTTCTATTGATAAAGTTGCTCTAGTTAAACTCAATGCACCACCCAATCCATGTTCTGGGTCTGCAGAATCTAAAGAATAAACTATTGCGGGAAAATTTTGACCTTGTTGCCTCATATACGGATATACACGACCGCTTACCAAATCGTTTACACCGCTATTTGCCACAAGTAAACTACGAATTGCTTTTTCTATTTCGTCCGCCATTAATTAAATTACCTTATTACTTTTGAGGTCAACATTCTGCGTTCAGATTTAGATAAATCGATAAGATACTTTCTGAATTGCCTTTTAACTTCTGCTTTCATAATACGTTGGAAATTTCTAAGCGATTGTTTCCATTTCTTTTGCCATGCTTTGGTCATCCACTTTTGGGCTTTTTGCCCCTTAACCCATTTTTGGAATCCTTGGTGACCAAACCAATTATTTATATAATGACCTTGAGTACCAAATTCAGTAAGATGAGCATAATACGCTCTATGTTTTTTATGTACTACGAAAACATTACCATTAAATGTTTTAGCGAATTTATTGCTTCTTGACTTATTCACAATAGATTTTCTAAGTCTACCAGTTTTTCTTCTAGTTTGCATATTGTAAACTATATTCATAAAATCGGTACTTGCGTCATCCCAAATCTCATATCTTTGCCATCCAACTGGTACATTTTGTCGGGCGGCTTTATAAAAAGGTTTTAATGCTTGTCTCATCGCTTTACGCATTATCTCTTTTTGTATTTTTGGCGGAAGTCTGGTTAATAAATCATCTAATGCTTTTAATCCAACGACACCAGAAGAAAAATCTCCTGCTGAAATCGTTTGCATATTCCTAGTGCCAACATCAAATCCGATTCCAGCAAAACTAGAACTTCTTTTAAAAATTGTATCTTTAATAACAACCATTAATTAGATATTTCCATGCAAAGCAAAACCAAATCTTTATCCGCCTCATTGGTGTTTATAACAGATTCAATACCAAAAACTCTGGAGCCAAATAACAACCTTTTCTTTGGAGAAGCATCTGTATTGTATCTCATCATAACTCTATGAGAAATTATACCGGTAGTTCCTTCTGCATCTTGCGACTCATTACCACTCAAAGGTATGATTGATGCCCATACTGTTGAGTCAGTTGACCAACTGTTATTTGGTTCACCGTAACCATCAAGCGAAGTGGTTTGAGATTGAATAGAAACTCTATTGTTTAACTTACCTGCTTGCATTTAAAATACCTCTGGTATTTCATTTGATGCCACTAACATTTGTAAGCCTAACGGTAGTTCAGACATTTGTTTTATTGCTGTCGCTTCTCGATTTTCATAGTAAGAACCAACCAACAAGCGAATTGCTAATCGTATTGATTCTGGAACATCTGTTGTAGCAGTTCCATATCCTGCGGTGTAAACCACGGTGACAGCGTTTGGTTGAACTCGTGTACTTGGATAATCTACATTGTAATTAGGTTGTAAACTTGCGGGTTGCAATTGACTATCCAAAGTGTAATTGCTAGAACTCCAAGTTGTAGATGCACCATCTGTATCAATATAATTAATACTTGTAATGGCTATTGCAGGTGGTCTTGGCAATCGAATTACACTTGGAAACGCATCGTACTTCAATGTTATGCTTTGAGTGATAAAAGACCTACGCATAAGTATTTCAAGCGTTTGTCTTGCAACCGTAATGTAATTACCAATCAGCGTATCTTCATCACTGCCATCAATTCGCAATTGCGTTTTTGCTTCTGCAACTGTAACTGGTTCAATGGCGGGTTCTGTTGTTACTTTAAAACTTTTGTAACTCATTCAGTTGCCTGTTCTAAATCTTCAGGTTTAACAACAGCACGATTTTTCTTAGGTCGTTGCTTCTCGAAGTTGACAGGTCTAACTATACACTTACCAATTAGATGTTCTGCATAATCTTTTTCAAGTTCAACGATTGCACCAACAGAAAAAGAACGACCGTCTTTTGCCATTCCGTCTTTCAATACTTCATATTTCATTTTAATCTCCTGCTACTGTTAGGGCAGGTGAACATGATTGCCCACCTGCCCCTTTGTAGCCGTTTAACGGTTAGTGGCTTATGCCATCAACATACATTTAACTGCTTCTGATGATGTAAGTTCACCATCTGCTCTCATAGAAGCCTTCAGTCCAATTTGACCATTTGCGGCATAAAGTTCATCCAACCGTTGTAGTTGGAAACCTTGTCGCATAGCAATATAGTAATAAGACATATCACCAAACAAGATTGGTTTCTTGGCTGTTGCAGTATCTTCGCAATCATCACTTACAACAACTGGACGACCAAGAATAGTATCTGGTTGTCCTGCGATTGGCGATGCTTCCCAGATGAATGAACCATTGCTATCTTTGAGTCCACGAAGTTCAGCAAGTGTAGTTGTGTTAAACAACCAAGTGCCGTTCTTGCGATAGGATTCTTTCAATGAGTAGAACAATGAGTACATTTCATCCCAAGTAACTACTGTTGCTGAAGCGGCAGTTACACCAGTTGCGGCACCGTCTGTAATACCAGTTGGTTGTGCAGAACCAGTACCGTTTACAAACGCTGTTTCTAAAAGTCCTGCAAATCTACGACCAAAGTTTTGTGCTAAGTAACCTTCAAGATTAACCACAGAGTCAGCAAGAAGTTCTTCAGAAACTTGAACAATGGTTGTTGCTTTGTATGGTGTCATTGTGATTTGACCAAAAGCAGCATCTGAATTATTGTAGGCTCCTGCTTCAGCAGTCCAAGCGGCGGCTCCTAGAGTTGTTTCAGTTGGTATTGTGATATCGCCTGAAACATTGATAACAGTTGCTAATGCGGTGAACCCCATAGCATCGTCCATTGTTTCAATAATCATATCTTGCAATGATGCTTGGTCAGCGGCAACGAGTGGTGCTAAATAGCCACCGTCTGCAAGCGTGCCTTCGTTCATATCACGATATTCTTCACGGCTCAAACTTTGCTTTCCTTTACGAACGTACTTCATGAAAGCATCATGGTATTGCTGACTTGCAACGCCACTTTCT